TAAGCTATTAATTATTTTTTCTGTTTCCATAGTATTATCTAAATTTGATTCCTTTGGTAGAATTACATTGTTTTTGCACGGATGAGAACTTTTTTCTTGAATTTTATTTAAAAATGCATTATTAGTGTTTGTAGAATCTTGATCATTTTCTTCTCGATCAGCTAGTAAAACACCATTAACATCCGCAGCAGGCTTTGTTGTGAACGCTACTCCGAGAGGATAAACTTCGCCAGTAACTAAACGATGAACAGTTCTTCCATCTTCTAATTTTCCACTACCGCCGAATGCCACAAGATGTTCTTTATATTTTTCTACATCTTCTCCATAAACAACTTCGTTACCCTTTAAGTCTTCAGATCCAATTGATACAGCAAACTCATTGAAACCCAATTCCCAGCTTGTAGATATTATCGTAGAAAAATCTCCATTTTCATCTGCAGATGATTCTAAAAGATCTGAAAATTGCGGGCTCGAGTTTTTATAAACTACTGCAGCCAAAGAAATATTAAAAGGTTCTTCTTGAGATTTGACTTGCTCGTCAGACATTATAACGCTATCCTCATAAGAAGAAAAACCAGAAGAAACTATATGTCCAACAACCTGATCTCTATTATGTTCTATGTTTGTAGGTTTGTGAACAAAGTAATCTTTTATAGCTAAAGCAGTATTAGAATCAATGCCATCTCCATTTTTATTGAATTTATTTACAACAGCTGCATTAAATGCAACTCCCAACAAATCAATATTTCTCTCGAGATCAATGTTTTTAGGAATTAAGCCTTCTAGATTCGTAATCGATGCTTGGGATATTTCTGTTTTAGAAATTGGAGAAGCTGAAGCGACTGCTTCGAAATTAAATGTCGTAGAATATTTAAACATATGACTCATTAGTTTTCTAATTTATCGTAATCCGCTTTACTGCAGAATTTAGTCATTTTTGTTCCATCTTCGTCCACTGCCGCGAATGCATAACGTTTGCTAATCTTGCCGTTTTTGGTAGTTCTAGTATAAACTTTTTTTTCTACTTTAGACGGGTCAACCTGCACTTTTTCTTTTTTTCTAACGTTGTAAAATTGAATCATAAGAATAGATACACGTATTTTATTTTTTTGTCTTACTATGAAAAAGAATCGCCGAGGGATAATCTGCTAATTCGTGGGCAGATGATATCTCACTAACTTCATCAAGAATATTAAGTTGAGAGATTTTATTAAAATCTTCAATGCATGCAGTTCCAGTAGTTTGCCAATCTTCTATTTTTGAAGAAACTACAACAGACTGAACGAGTTTATCTATCGAATCAACTTGCTGTTCGTTTAGCTTTCTTTTTTTGATCTTCTTTTTCATTGTTTTATTTAATTCAGACCTCAAGCTCTCAACAGCGTAAACAGTTTCTTGGATTGCTCGTTGGCTATAGCTGGCTGTTGCTCCTGTTGGCCTACCAACTTCTTGAGGAACTTTATTTTGATTTTGCCCGACTTGCTCTCCTTGTTGCTTAATCTGCTCGCTTTTAGTTTTCGCATCCTGCTTAATCTTTTCCTTGGACAGTTTTTCGTTAATCTTTCGATCTTCTTCTGCTCCAGGAGGCTCTACAGAAGGTACGCCACCCACTAAAGGGTTATACATTCCCTGCTCTCTTTGTTCTGCATATTCTTTTTGATTTTTCTCTAATTGATCTATTGTTGGGTAAACGCCTGACTGAATTGTGCGCAATCCATCTTCAGGAGTTAGAATTCCTAATTCAATTAATCTTGTTGCGATTCTTTGTAATTGAACTTCATCTTTAATATCAATATCTTCAAATTTAGCTTCTGGAAATTGGCGGAACCCCATATTGCGGCAAACCATTTTAATTTGAGGTTGCAGAAAATCTTGAATAAAAGCGTTCCTAGCTTCCTTGAGTCTTTCTAAAAATATTTGAGCCTTAACTTGAGTATTCGAATACTTCTCCTGCCCAACAATAACATTCTGCAATGCGTCTCGAATGTCGGCATTAACAATTTCATACTTTTCTGGCCCCAGAATTTTATTTATTTCTGGAATAATAAAGTTTGCTTTTGTGGTATGATCGCTAACCAATACTCTACCAACACTTTCATTCATAAATAAAGATTGCATGGCATTTAGATTGGTTGGATTAATTCCTCCTTTGTCAGGCTCTGCACCCATAGTTATCAAAAGAATAACATTTTCAACAGTTCTACTAATTGCTTGGTCAACTTTCTTTAATTCCAACTTCCAGTTAATGTCGTCCAATACGGGAAACCCAAAAGGAATTGCAAAAGGTTCATAATCTTGTTTCTTATAAAAGCTGTAATTTAATTTTGTTGGATCGAGCTGAACATATATTCCTTCTCGAGAAAACCTTTTTTCTTTTATTTCTTTTTTGGTTTTGTCGGGGAGAGCATTAAAAAAATCTTTATCCTCTTGGGTTTTTGGCTTTCTTAATCGATCAAGTTCGTACTCAGATAATACCTTTTTATAATCTCCTTCCTCAAAAGAGGTTGTTTTTGTAACTACAATATCATAGGGGTTTAGTAATATATACTTAACGGGAACTTCACCTAAAGGTAAAGACGAAGCATAAATTGTAGAAATCTTTTTAAGATCTTCTTTGTCAAATTTGCCATCAACTCTATACAAAAAAACATTCCCAGATCTATAATACTCCCTAAAGTATTGGTCTTTTAAGTTCCAGATTTTAATTTTGCTTAACCAACGATCAATAAACTGTCTGGCAGGTTCAGTTCCTCCCTCAAGATGAATATTAGAGTTTGCAAATTCCGACATGATATCTACAGCGTTACGAAATATAGCAATGTTTGCATAAGCCTTCTGGCAGAGTTCTATAGCATCTTGAATTGAAACTCCAGATGATCCAGGTTCAAAAGGAAGTATGCCCTCTCTTATATTCGAATATTTATTCTGCTTTGATTTTTTAAAAGTTGAATTGCTTTTTCTTGCGCCAGATTCGCCCGAAGATGGTTGGCTTCTGGATATTTGCGAAGACTTACTGTAATAGTTTGCGCCGCAAAATTTAGGCTCGATAGAATTATCTTGAGACGTAAGATCCGAAAGGTTATTATTTGGTTGGTCAAATTTTTTCCAATAATCTGAGCGTTTGGTATATTTTCTAGACATAAATTATTATACACGAAAAAGTTTAAAAGTAAAGTTAAAGTCGACTTTTGACTTTAACGAATAAACATTGGGGTAAATGTATAGATAGTATTATCTTTAGAATTTGAAAAATCATAATATGTTTTGATCATCCAATTGCCCAATATTAAGGCGGAGTAACTATCTTTTCTGGCTTTCTCTGGGCCAGTTTGCCTTTTAAGTGAGGGCGGTAAGTCAAAGGTTTGAGTTCCTTGTGGAGAAGTGGTAATCTGAATTAGTGAACATTCTCCCTTAGTGGCGTGAATCATAGATTCTTGATGCTCAACAAAGTCAATCATTTTTGCTGCTTCAGAACTATTGTCTTTATCGATAACATTTGAAAATTTTAATTTATTAATTGGAATTCTTTTTTTTCTTTGTTCTTCGTAAAAATCATCAATAGCGGGAGAGGCAAAAAATATTCTTTTGTGATCAAAATTTGATTGAAGCAGCTCGTTAGCTCTTCGAATCCATGCGCTTGTGGGTTTCCTTAGAATACATATCCTTTTGCTCTTTAAATCGTATTGCGATTTAGCATCCAATAAAGCCTTGTTGTATTCTTCAATATTATCAAAGTCCGCGTCAATCATTTTTATATTAATGCCATCTTTCTTAAATATCGAACTTTCATTAGCAGCGCTCAAAAACTGCACACCACCATTATAGTCTCCAACTATTCCCACAATATTAAAATGAGTTAGAATATAATGCATATACAATATATGTGATCTCATGGGTGCGCCAGCAAGCGCATAACTATGAACAAGCGTACCTAGCTTTTTTGCATCACTTAACTTAAACACCTGCATGGCAAAATTATCACTACTCTCGCTCTCGGCCCAACTAGGATCAAAAGCAAGAATATATTTCTGCCCAACTTCTCCAGCAACTTCAACGCTCGGAGAAGTGCCTTCAGAAAGAGTGCATTCTGCCATTTTAGAGGTTTTAAAATAACCCGAACTATCGTCGGTAAAGACTGCCCCAAACTCTCTATCAAACTGAGATTGACTCATTGAGCTTTTTGCCTGATCTATTAAATTTTGATCATATAATTGAGTAGGAGCACAGTCATAGCTAAAATGCATAACAACCCTATTTGCTTCAGAAGGATGCTGGTTCCCAGCTTTTATTAATTCGTCAAACTGAGAGTATACCTTATACATATACTCAAATTTATAGCTTGCAGAAGAAAGCATGATCAACTTATTGTTTGGCCAAATATACCGATCTTCCTCTTTCATCTCCCCTCTGTTAATAAGCTCGGTTTCAAGGGAATAAAGATCATCTCTTTGAGTTGGATTCTCAACAACACTCAAAAAGGGAATAATAACCTCATTATAAATTCTTTCTGGCATCAAAAGAAATTCGTCGATAATAATTCTGTGAAATCGAAAACCTCTCAATTTTTCTCCGTCGCCCAGAGGCAAAGCATGAATCTGACTTTCTCCGATATGCATAGTCCATTGATCATTAGTCTTTGAAGTTTTAGTGATGCATTGTGCAAGCAAAGCGGCTTCGGGTTTATTAGCAATGTCTTCAATTTTTTTAAATATCATTTTAGACTGCCTAAAGGACTTAGAGATAATACCAATTTGAACGCCTTGATTTAATATCGCGTCAAGAAATGCAAAAACGCCAGTAGTCCATGACTTTGACATTCCTCGACTCCATACGCCCAAGAAATAATCAGTCTGAAACATTGACTTGATCCCCATGTGTTGAAAAGGAAAAAGCTTTACTCCTGCAAGTAAATCGGCGGCAAAAGTAATATTGTTTCTTAAGAATTTATACAAAAGCAATTTCGCTTCCCTCTCTTCCAAGAAACCTTTTTTATTCAGTATAATGTCGTTAATATCTTTAAACGATTCTCTTTGAAGTTGCTTGCCAGTATCCCACGTCATTGTTTTTTCTCTCTAATTCTTTTGTCTATATGAAACTGCATATCGCAATTCCATAATGTTTTTCCCTCGATTAGCAATCTAGGAATTAAAAATTCAGAAGCTGCGCGACTACCAGAAAATATAAATTGACAATTTCCCGAATACTTATTAATTAGTTTTCTTGTATTATGCCAGATATATGCAAGATTAGCTTTATGCGCAGAAAAACTATTATTTTTTTTAATTAAATTAATGCTTGAATCAACAACAATATACAAAAAGCTATCGAATTCCACAGCCCGCTCAATTTCTTTGGTAAATCTATTAAAGCCAACAGATAAGGTTGATTTAAAATCTGCCTCACTCTTTCGATCAATGTAAGTATAAGAGTATTGATCTCCGCCTGTAGTATAGTCGCCGAAATCTAATTTCAAGGTTCTAGATTTTTCAAATTGTAAAGGTTGCTGCTCTCTTGTGTCAATTAAAACTTCTACATCTTTATATTTTTTATTATTGTCGAAGAAGCCATTAACTATATTTCCACTGTATAAAGGCCTAATGTTTTTTAATTCGTGAGAAATTAATTCTTCACATGCAGCGGTATAACTGCCAAATATTTTTTTATAAAATTCTATAGGGGGTAATTGACACAATTGTAATTCGATGTGGCAGGGTGCGCGATTTAATTCTTTTTGGTTAATTCTCGAGGCGAGTTTTTCAATTACGTATTTTTTTACTTTTGGATCTTCTGCAGACTGCAAGCTTAGCCATTTAATAAGTCTATTTCTTGAAGCAAAATCTCTATTAAAATAATCTTGCTTATTTTTAAACGGCAACTCCTCCCCAGTTAAAAGATCTTTTTTTGGGTAGTATTTTGTATAATACTCCGCAACAGTCAAGTTATGTTTTTTTAAATGAGCATGAAGGCTACGCTCAGTATCAAAAGATTCGCCGCAGACCTTGCATTTATTCATATTTTTTTGCATGACCTTCAGCGACCATAATATTATTAATGCTTGCCCCAGATTTCCATATTTCTCCTAATACCCTGCCGTATTTTCCTATTCCATGGGATTCTAGAATAAGTTCTCCTTGGCATAATTCTTGAAGTTTTGCTTTTGCAGCGAGACCAAGTTTTTTTTCTTCTAAATTACGAGTTCTTGATTCGGGCGCATTAATACCGCTTAATCTAACCCTAACTTTAATATGGATATTAAACCCTAAATCCACTAAAACGTCTACTGTATCTCCATCGACAATTTTTATAACTTTAGAGATTTTATACTTAAATAAATTTTCAGAATTAATCATATTGCTTCATCTCTAGATATTCCTAGTACTCTGGCTTTCCATTCTGGCATTGCCTCCATTCTTTCTGCCTCTTCATCAATTATTTTCTTCTGCATTTCAGCCATTTTAATCATTATATTTCTTTCTTCTTCTTCTTGAAATAATTTAACTAATGATAGCATACTTGCTGTATTTTGCTGCCTAGATTGTAATCTTTTCGATCTATCTCCTTGTAGCTTGGTTATCGCTCGATCAATTCTGTTTACGCATTGATTATATTCTTCGCTCTTTGTTTTTAATATTTCAGTAAGCCGCATAGTAAGATCAGTCTCTTCTTCAGCAGCATTAAACATATCATTTAATTTTAGTTTCTGAATCTCAATCTGCTTTAAATTAATATAGTCCATACATACATTAATATACATATTTATTTCGTCAGGGGTAAGGTCTGGCTTATCCCAGCAAGCTCTCGTAAACTCCGCTTCAAATAGCAGCCTATCTCCCTGACTGGTATAACTATTAATCTGAGAAGTGAACCTTGGAGAAGATAGTAGATTAGTTAAATTTTCTGCGCAAAGCTTTTCGTGCCTAGTGAGCTTTTCTTGATTTAATTTTGTTCCAGATACGGAGTTAATTTTTTTAACTGCTGCAAGCACAGAACAAGGAGGGTTGTACTCAACCCCTCTTGCAGAATCTTGATCTGCTAAGCCCTCAGGCATACTTTCCCTAATAAAGTCGGCGATAACGATGGTTTCTTTGCTTAAAGGGGTTACATCTCCATCTGCAAAAATAATTTTAGAAATCTGAAAAGCGTTCATTCCGTCTTTTGCGTAGCCAGATATAAAACTTTTTTGCTCTTCTGATAAAGTAATATTTTTAGCGGGCGCAGCTTTTGTTGTGTCGAACTTTTGGCCTATTTCAATCAAATACTCTCTCACAGATCTACCCTCAGTAGTTCTTCCATCAAGACTTTCATCCATAAATACAGACCTAGTCATTTCCCCAAGGTCGGTAAGTTTATCTTTGTTTTTTTGAATAAACTGTTTTTGGTCTTCCGTTAAATTAGCTTTATTCATTAAATAAAAATGTCCTTGGTTGCAATTATCATTTTTGCCTTTTCTTTAAATTGTTTTTTTAAGTTTTTTATTTGTTTATACCCAGCCTTCCTCCCAGTCTCTGAAGTCTTGTAGCCCATTTTTAAAGCAACATCTTCTTCGGATTGATGTTGGATATACAACATATCATAAATTATATATTGCCTAGGGGGAAGTATTTTTTTCATTTCAAGATGCAATCTTTTTTCTGGAGTTTGAATTTCTGTATGAGAGTCTTTTATTTCTATATAATCAGTTTCTTCTGCGTGAATCGACAAAGGAAGCTTTATGTCATAAGCACTTTTTTTTGTTTTTTCCCATTTTGCAAACAGCGGGCATGTTGAATCTTGTGCGCCTGATACAGTAAACGAACAAGCGCCGTCATCGCCTCCAGAACCAGAAAGATTAAAAGGGCAACTCATGCATGGACGAACAAAGTTAGAATAATTATTTCGAAGAATGTTCTTTAATTGATTTGATATTGTTTTATTTAACCATGGCTTTAGCGGCTTTGACTGGTCAAACTTATCCCACTTAACATATATATGCGAAGAAATAATTTGAGTAACGTCGTCAAAATCCATCCACGAAACAGAAGTTAAGAACCACTTATGCCTACGTTTTAAAATTTCCTCAACCACGATATCATGGCAGTCTTCGTAGGTTAATTTTTTCTTTTTATCCGTCAATCTCTTTCGCTTCCCTAGCAGGCTTACATTCTTCAATACAGTCTTTTACCGAATCTCCAGTTAAGCTTTTGCGGGGCCTTCGAGGGGTAGAGATATTTAATTTTTCTTCCTTCATTACCGAACCAATTGTGGACTCTTGATAATCATTATGTTTGATTTCATAATCCAATTGATTGATCTTAGGAATTAATGGTTTTTTTTCAGTGGTTTCTTGCTCTTCACTCCTTGACTTGTCTGGAGATGCTTTGACGGCGCCAAATGAGGAGCCACAATTTGTGCAAAAGTTAGGGACAGATAAAGAGTACTCGTGTTTAGTTCCGCAGTGTTGACAGTAGGTAAAAGCCATACCTATAATAATATTTAAATATTAAAATTCTAGCTTTTGTTTTATTGCCTTTTGGCAAGTCATTCCTTAACGATGCTCCAAGTATGCCATTTCATTTCTTGATAACTTAACAATATTTGGAGGTTATTTTCTCGCGCGAAGTCATCAACAGCACCTTTGACCGCGCCTTCATTTATACTACCATCGTAACAGATAGACCAATCTTGTTTGTTTATTTTTTTAACTTCTGCAGCAGTATGATAATCGTGACCGCTCATAATGCCTCCAGATTTTATTTTTGGCCAGTATGCCCTTAGGTCTTCTATGCAGCTAAGATAGTCGTGGCCCGCATCTATATAAGCCCAGTCTAAACTTCCATTTTTTATATGATTGCACATCTCGCCAGAATGCCCCTTCAAGATTTCTACCTTTTCTCGCCATTTTTTAGTTGCCTCCTTGGTTTCTTTGAGTTTTTCATCATAAAAGTCTATTTTATTATTAGGATTCGAAGCATCAATATGATTTTTTCTTATTTCCCACAAATCAATTAAATAAAGTTTTTCTAAAGAAGGAATTCCTTGCAGCATTTTACTAGCATATTCGCCAGCTTTTACACCAACTTCACATGCGGTTTTAATTTTCATCTCAGCAAGAATTTGCAACAGATGATTTCTGTTTTTGTAAGTCTTCATGATTTTTGATCTAAAAGTATTGCATATCCACACTAACAAATATCGTCTGCATTTAAATAACCGCTTAATTTATCGGCAGCTTCATTGCAATTTTTAATTTGAATAGATGTTAGCTTCTGAGGGGTTTTAACGAAATCTAGGCCCAAAAAACCGATTACCCTACCATGGATATCTTTAATAGGAAAGTTGTATAGACTGGAAACTCCCTTTTTAATTAAAAGCTCTTTTAGCAATGTTTTTTCGCAGGAACGTATATCTTCTAAAATGAAATTTTCTCCATCTATTAATATTTTAATATATTCATTAAAATTGGATACTCTATACTCTCCAGGGTTATGGCTTTCAGAGGTTATACCCTCTCCTACGGTTTCATAGGTGCACGTAAATTTTGATATAGGCAATCCTGACGAAAAATAGCTTCCATTACTAAATTCAAAAATATATGATCTATCTGCATTAAGTTCTTTTCTAATATGTGACAGAAAGTTATATACCTCCTGATTGATTTTGCCTATTGCCTCCATTTTTTTCTGAGCTTTTTTGTTAGGGTGCAAGCCTTGGTTTGCGTTCTTTTTCTGAAGATACGTCCTTAGCCATAAACCCCCAAGGGTAGATACTAGCGTTATGATTGATGCTAGTAAAGTTTCGTATTCAAGAATATTCATTTATTTTTTTTTAAAAGCCCCGCTGAAGGCGCATGAAAGAAGAGTGATTCCGCATATAATAAGGGTAATTGTAATAGGTTCGTCATAAGTATAATTATGTTGATTTGTTTTAACTTTTTCAAATTCTTTTTTTGACACAAACCCGTCGTTATTTTGGTCAATACTCTGAAACTCGCTTGTTTTACTATTAAGATTTACCGCTTTTGGCTCTGAAGCATTCCTCAGCATGCCAGTAGAACAACCAATAAGAAGCAAGCAAAATATGATATATGACACCCTCATTTGTACCTACTAGGGATCGCGTAAAAACCAACTACCATAAAGCATAAATCCATAAAAGACGTTAATAGCAACCCCCCCGTTAATTGCACCTTTTCCCAGGACTTATTACCGCCAAACAAAAAAGAAAAGAAGCCTCCGCTCGAAGGCTTGTCGACTATCACGTCATATTGAATATTTGGATTCATTGCATAGTAAATCATTAAAAAACACATTGTAAATGTTATAGTTAGAAAAAGCATTCTTCTTGTAACCTTAACAAATGGATCGGAGGCTTGTTTAGAATGGTTATCTATTAACGCAGTTAACATTGTATTATCTCTTGCCGCAAGCACCATTTGATCTTGCCTTTTTTGCTCGATCCAATAATTAAGCAGGTTTGCAAAAACTTTTATTCCTGCCCCTATAATTGTATTTAATACTGGTCCCATATAAAATATATACACATTAAAATAGTTTTTTTCGAGAGATTGCATATTATACTGCATGAAGCTTAAAATTAGTCCAGCGCATATTAAAATCATGGAGTTGCTCGCGAAGCATATGAACTCTTATGAGTCTGTTACATGGCTAGCAACACCTAGACAAGAGCTTGACGGCAGCACCCCTTACGACATGATGAAAAGGGTAAATGTGGCCAGAGTCTCCTCTTTACTGCATGAGGATATTAAATTACTAAAACTTAAAAAGAAAAAAAGGAGCTGACAAACAGCTCCTTGTGTACTTTATGAAAGAAGAAAAATCACATATTTTAAATAAAATTATATTAAGTTGTGGAAGGGGCAAGTGTTGCCCCGAAATAATAAAAACAAAAAATAACGAATTTATTATTAAAGACGATTATGATGGAGAAGTAAAATTAAACTTATCACAAATTAATCTTCTAGAAGAAGCAATTAAAAAAATAAAATAACAAACAATACAACTACTTGATTTAAGATCAAAGAAGTTTAATGATTTTGTTATCTACCCATTCGTCAAATACTACAGATTCTTCTGTGTAGTCGATTTTTTCATGCATGGGCGCCTTATTATCCTTGGTTAACTCTTCGCAGATATGCTTGTCTTCAAAATCAAAACCAATAACAGATACGTCCCAATTTAAAATATATCTAAAATAGAATATTGTTGAAATACCCACCGATGGGTATTCAACTGTTTTATTCGCGATTTCTCGAGACAAAGCTAATGACACAAAATTCCAATCTTGATTTGTATCATATAGATCATGGCTATTTATATTTTTCCATATATCTTGTTGTTCTATATCCTCTATACCTAATCTTTCTAAAAGAAGTAATTTTATTAATGGGGTAGAATCAAATAGCGAACCATTCTTACCGCAGAAATAATAAAGCCATGCCTGCATACTGGTGAATTGATCCGCAGGAATTAATAAGATGTTGTTTACGTGAGGAAGAAACCTGCCTTTTGACCACGCAGAAGCTAAAGGGCTTGCGCCATGCACAACATGAGTAGTCTTGCTACCTAAGATAAACTTTATTTTTTCAACAGGAGTTACAAAATCATCAACCCTACAAACGTAATCAAACTTATCTATATCTTCTCCAGCTTTTTTACTTAACAAAGATAAACCATTACCAACGATGCAAACTTTATTCTTTTTTGCGAATGTTGGATTATTTTCTTCTAACCAATTCAACTCTTTGCCAGCTTGTTCGAAAAAATTGAAATGAACTCCATATTTAGCTTTTGCTTCTAACTTTATTTTATCTTCTTTTGGTTGTTCTTCTTGAAACATATTCATTGGTGACATATTACTCTTTTTTTTATTAAAAGTCAATCAAAAAAAATATTCTTGTGTAATTATAATTGAACTTGCTTAGAAAATGAATTTGTATAATGTCCCGCAAAACAAACACTGCCCATCTGTAGTTAATTCAATAATTGAAATACAAGAAGGTCACCGAAATAAATATGAATACGACCCCAATCTCCAGGGTTTCATATTCGACAGATCCTTGATCTCTTCAATGGTTTATCCTGCTAACTATGGATTCATCCCTCAGACCATGTGCGAAGACGGAGACCCGATAGATATATTAATTATTAACAAAGAACCTATTCAAAGGGGAACAATCGTTGAAGCTAAGGTTTTGGGAGTGCTGGATATGGACGACAATGGAGAAAAAGATTATAAAATAATTGCTGTACCGAATTTCTACAAAGATAAATATTCAGACCTGTCTTGTATAGATAAACATTTTATTGAAATCTGTACAAACTTTTTTGCACATTATAAAGATTTATCTTCTTCTGGAAACCGAGTAGAACTTTTAGGTTGGCATAACAAAGAATATGCCCAACAAATTATTAAAGAAAGGATTGTTAAATGACATTAGTTATTATTGGAGCGTTAGCTCTACTATACTTATATTGCTCTTGGGAAAAATACAAGTGGTAATTTATTAATTAATAATTGTGTACCTCGTATTATGAGGTTTTTATTAATTGTATTATTTTTTTTTAATTGCTCATTAAAAGAACCTAACTTAAAACCAGAATATACTAAATTTTCTAAACAAGAAAAGAATTGGGAGAAGATTTACGCTCTTGAGTTGGTTGCAGCCTTAAAAAACAAGGACGATCTGGCTTTCCACTTCTTTTGGCCCTACTATATGTGGGAAAGGTATAAAAATAAATGCAAGAAATATAATCCGAGTCATAATGACTCATGCATATGCCAACAGAGAACTCCGTTTGAGCCAATTAGTCGCAACTAAATAGATTTTACCCCGATTTTACGCTATTTTTAGTTGGCATGGCTTATGCAATATATATTGTATGAAATATTCACTTATAAATTCTGGTTTCGACACCTCATGGTTGTCTGATTTTTTTAATAGTAACGAAAACTCTTTAAGAGATAGAGTCTGCAGTTTTAATGCTGGCACAGATATTGAAGAGACTAAAGATGGTTGTATCATTCGTTTAGCGGCCCCTGGAATGACCAAGGAGGACCTTAAAATTAATATTGATGGTAGATCAGTCAAAATTACTGGCAGCAAGAAAATTAGCGAAACCATGACATCTAAAATAAATCGAGAGTTTGCAACGAAAATAAAAGTTGACCCCGCAAAATCTACCGCATCCATTAAAAATGGAATTCTAGAGATTCAATTAAAAGAAGAAAAAAGCGAACAACGCAAAAAAACCATAGAAATTACTTAACTATTTTTGGTTAAGGTCCGATTATTTTTTTGGTCGAGCAATTATTCTAAATAAATATGTTTTCGTTTTTATACTGAAAACTACCACCCCCGCCCTTTCCTCAGAGAAAGGGTTAGGTAAAATTCCAAAAAATGGGGGGGGTTGTTTGGCTAAAAATCTTGACAATTAGAATCAAACCTGATAGCGTACCAATCATACGGGTTAATAACTTCGTTGTTGAGTAGTACATCGCCGCCCTTTCTTCTGAAGTCGGCATCAGTAATGTTTCTTAGCCGTTCTGCCGTAGTCGCTGTTGGGTAACCCGCCCAACTTGCTTGAATGAGTCCATCTGCGGTACGCTTAATAATTTTGTGACCATAAAGCCAAACATTGTTTCCGTCTGTGGTAGTGTTTGAGTGTTTAGCGTGAACGCCTGCAAGAAATGCCTCTTTAATCTGTTGTGAAATTTTAGTCATTTTAGTTGTTTTCCTCTACATGGTTAATAATCATTACTCTTTCGCCTTGAGCTTGGCGTTCTTTCTGAATAGTTTTAGCAATTCTTAATGCCTGAACTTCAGACTTAGCGTTGTCAATCAACTTTCCCCATAATGAAATGTTAAGCCATTCGGAAAAGTTTGGGTGTGTTTCAATCTTAATCATATATAAAATATAGTATAGCTAACCCTAAAAGTCAAGCCCAAATGAAAAAATAATTCATTTTTTTACATACTTAAACTCTTAATAACCAATGGTTTATGTAGAATCGCCCCGCGATTTTCGTGCCAACTTTAGTCTGTCAATTCAAAGATCCCCTTTTGGATTTCTATAAGTCGGTCTGAGTTTGCAAGTACGCAGTCAATTGATAAGATTCTGTCATTCAATTTTGGCTTGTAATACGGGCTATCTTTTCTGAGGATAATTGTTCTTCTGTCTACGGCAGTAATTACAAAAGGATTTTTTGATTCAAGTTCAGCTTGGTTCACTTACAACTACTGCCTTTCTTACTCCGTCATGCAAATAAAAAGATTGCTCGTTGTTTCGAGCGAGTTCTTTAGCTTTTTTTAGTGCTTGAGATTTTGTATGAACTTGCTCAACTAATTTGTTGAATGCAAATATGTTGAACCAATTACCGAAGTTAGGGTGTGTTTTTATCTTAATCATGATGGGTTTATGAGGTTAGCAATGAAAGCACATCCAAACATAATGATTGTGCCAATAACAAATGGGACGAACGCAATAGTAAACATATCAAATAATTTTCGCATAATAATAATCTATAAGAGTTGAAGAATAAAGTCAAGCCTTAACTGCCAAACCTTTTTCTCTTTTTGCAGAAAGCTCAAGAATCTTTGCTTCAATATCCATTTGCACCGATTCCAAAGCGTTAGCCGAGGCAAGGTTGCCAACTCGCAATTCTGCATTTTTTTGGGCACTTAACTTTTTAAGCATTTCTGTGAGGTTATCTATCTTTGTTGTAATCATAAGTTTTATAGTAATGTTTTTTATCAAAATGTCAAGCAACAAGAGCGTTATAATCAGAAAAATTCATATACGCTTGCAAGTTTCTCTGTCTGCCTAATGCTCGCAAACCGATGACACCTGTTCTGCTTTTGTTAACTCGACCTGTTTCTGCCTCGAATTCTTTTCTAGAATAACATTCTCTAGAAACTCCTTTGGGATCAAGCCGATAAACTAATTCTTTTGTTATGTTTCCCCAATATTCAACATCAGGAGGAACAACTTCAATCGAAAAATGCTCAAGTCTTTTCTCTCCACCCTTCTTGGAGTAAAAGCCCGATACCTGTACAAGCCCCGAAGTCGACCACGCATCATACTGAAGTCGTGCAGTTCCTAGACCAATAGGAGTTCCAATTTTTACTGACTTGATTGACCATGGGAGCTTGTATGCTTCGGGCAAAATTGGGTTGCGTTCGGCAACTTCTTGAGGGATATCAAAGCTCTGCCGATGATTTTTTGTGCCTCCTTGTTTTCTGTCTCGATAGGGTGTGCCGTCAGCTTCGGTAAATCCTAAAGCAAGAGTTACAAAATCTTCAAAGCTATATCCATGATGGGTTGAGCCATCAGAAGCAATTTTGTTTAGGGAGTTGTTAAGTAAGTTGTGGTCTATGTTTTTCGCAAGGTTCATAATACAAGTATGATAGTTTTAATAATAATGTCAACTACAATTTACCACTTCTCGGCAAGTCATAATCGCAAATATGATAAGTATAATAATAATGTCCATAACAACACACTAAAGAGAAATGTTTTAAATGTCAAGAGCTTTTTTTAAAAATAAATTGGCATGAAATCGGCAGGCGATTCAGTAGGATTGTGCAAAAACATAGTTGAAAGGTAATTGAAAAAAAATTTGACTTTTGTTAATTTGTGTGTCATATTGTATATATGATTAAGAATAAAAACTATACAGCAAACATTCATGTTTCATCCTTAGACAGAGAAGTAAAACTTCCTTTGTGGGATACCAATACAAATAGCTTCGTTAATACTCATATGCTCAACAACATTCTTTCAGTAAAAGCTGAAGACAAGCAAGAAGCAAGACGCAAGTTTTATGCTATGGTTCGCAAGTTGCAAACAAAAGTTGTCTTTCAAAAAGGAATGTTCCCTAAAGAAGGCGACCAAGCAATGTTTTACATTAATCAAATTTGGGAAAAATAATTGAAAATAAATTTGACTTCGATTACTAAATAGGTTACCTTTATATATATAGAAAGATAAATGATTATGATAA